GAAATTTTAAGATTGATCCATTTATTGTAGATTTCACGCCACGTAAAGCAGTGGCTCCTTTCAAGAAAAATACTTGTACTATTGGCATGGCGGCAGGATTCGTGGAGCCACTAGACGCACCTGGGTTAAGTCTAACAACAAGTGGAATTTCACATCTGAAAAACATTCTATTAGGCAAAACAACTATACAAGATGCAAATGATAACTTAGATTGGCATTATAAACTATGGGTGGCATTTATTCTCAATCAGTATAAGACATCGAATCGCAATGATACCCCGTTTTGGAAAGATGCAAAAAATGTAGTTTTTCCGTTGTATGATGAAATTTTCGCATGGATTACGGGTGAAACCAAACAGGTGCCTATAGGTATACCTGGCGGGTCATGGCGTCTTTCCATCTGGGAGCCTAACATGTTTTGGAATACAATCGCAGGAAAGGATATCAACTGGAATGTATCTGATCCCACGCCGTTAGTGAAAGTTATTGATAACGGAATTGACGGGGGGCATCACTTAGACTATTTTAATGGGATACATGAAATCCTTGGAAATACATGAACACCCAAGAGGCATATAAGATTTACACAGCGTTACGTTTACATTTCACCACTGATAATTTTGACATAAGGCACGGCATTCATCCTAGAGCACCAAAGGCAGGAGTGAAAACCACATTCAGTAAAAAATTAGAACAGATGATGAAGCAATACAATTATAATTCAGAAGCATTTGTAGGATTTCTTGTATCAAATTTTCTTTCAGGTCATGAATGGGGTGCCATTTTTGAACCTACTGGACATGAAGTCTATATGGAATGGAAGAAGATACAAGAAAGTTTAACATATACGTTTACACAAGACATTGATTTTTTGTCAATGCAAGTACACACAGTGGATGAATTATGGGACTGTAAAATTGAACATCCGGTGATATTGAAGGCATACTGTGGCAAAAAAAGTCGGTTGGAAACACTTGTAATTCTAAATAAACTATATAAGTTTAAAGAACAAGTAGATGAACAATTAAAAAATGATCCCGTGTGGGAATCAACATCTAGATTGATTTATAAATATTCACCATTTGTTAACATTAACAAGGAAAAATTTTCAATGATTGTACAGAAGGCGTTCAATGTCTAAGAATACAGATTGGGAAGACGATGAATATCGTAGTTTCAAAAAACCTAAGAAAGTAGACAAAGATAAATTCGGTAAGCATCGTAAAGCAATTTACGAAATGCTTGACAACGAGGTTGATGAAGATTATTTTAATGATACATATTCTGATGAAGATTATGATGAGGTAGATGATAGGTATTAATATCATGGCAGTACCGTAGTACCAGTTTCACATACACACATACAACGCTATACGCAAGGAGTAACACACATGTCGTACACAAGTTTATCCGATTTACGCAAGAGTCGTGGCAACTTCGACAACCTCATGAAAGAGGTGGAAAAGATTGCAAAGCCCACTACAGGAGAACGGCGAGATGATGACCGTATCTGGAGTCCCGCAGTAGACAAGGCAGGCAATGGTTATGCCGTGATTCGTTTTCTTCCTCCTACGAAAGGCGAAGAACTTCCCTGGGTACGTGTTTGGAATCATGGATTTCAGGGACCTTCAGGTCGCTGGTACATTGAAAACAGTTTGACTACGTTGAATCTTCCTGATCCTGTCTCTGAATTGAATTCAGAACTTTGGAACTCTGGCATTGAGAGTAATAAGGAAATTGCTCGAAAGCAAAAGCGTCGCTTAAATTACATCGCCAATATTCTTGTTGTGAAGGATTCTGCCAATCCTCAGAACGAAGGGAAGGTGTTCTTGTACAAGTTTGGCAAGAAGATTTTCGATAAGATTAAGGACATTATGCAACCTCAGTTTGAGGACGAGGAGCCCATCAATCCGTTTGATTTCTGGAAGGGTGCCAACTTCAAGTTGAAGATTCGCAATGTCGAAGGATATCGTAACTATGATAAGTCTGAATTCGATCCTGCCACTGCAATTGCCAGTACAGATGATGAGATTGAGGTTATTTGGGATCAGCAACATGCACTTCAGCCTTTTGTTGATGCAAATAATTTCAAGAGTTACGAGGAATTAAAGAAGAAGTTGGATATGGTATTGAAGGGTAGTCCAGTTGCGAGTATGACAGCAGATAAATTGTCTGAGACTCGTATGGAAGAAGAGCCAGTATCAGATGCACCAAAGATACGCTCTACTCCAACTCCATCATTCAAAGCATCGGCAGCGGATGACGACGATGACACCTTAAGCTACTTTTCTAAATTAGCTGAAGATTAATTCTTTAAAGATAGTAAAAAAAGAAAAGGGAGCTTTGGCTCCCTTTTCTGCTATACTCTAGCAACTCGTTTGTCCTGAAACCGTATAAAACTATTATCCTGTATTCTAATTGAGGTAGATCCTTGTGGAGGTGTGTCTCCCCCATTCTTCAACGAAGTATTGTTAATTGTATTGCCCGGAGAATTAGGCATTGTAATAGGTCTCGGCGCTGCATTTTCTGTTGCTTCATCTAATGCACCTGCCATACTGTCAGGTGATCCTTCAATACCTCCTTCCAATTGATTGGCATTACTCATATCTCGTGCAGCTAATCCTGCGTCAACGGCTACACTCGCAGCGGTGCCATAAGGTGGAAATGTACTCAGGGCACCCGAAAGAAGCTCACCTCCCGCTCCCGCGATATCACCTTTCATTAATCTATGGGCACCGAACCCCAATCCTGCTAAAAGACTTATACCTGGAATTTTCTTTAGTATAGATTTTCCTAATGCTTTAGCTGCTATTTTGCCCGCCGCCTTGCCTCCTAATTTTGTGGCTACACCTTTGCTCGCCTTGCCAGCAACCCCTCCGGCAACTCCTCTAGCAGCGCCCCCTAATACGCCTCTGCCCATACCTCTGCCCATACCTCCGATACCTCTGCCGCGGCCACCGCGGCCGCCGCCTATGCCTATAATGTCCATTATGCCTCCGCCACCTCCGCCACCTCCGCCACCTCCGCCACCTCCGCCACCGCCGCCGCCACCGCTCTCGTCCTTATCAGAAGTTGATGGGGCTAATGAAGATGAAATTGATTTTTCATCTGAGGTCACCTCTCCTTTAATTTCATCAGCGGAAACAGTTGATTGGTCACGGTCCTCTTCTCTGTCACGTTCTTCTTGAAATTCTTCAGTGCGCTTGCCTATATCGACCAATGACCTCAACAAATCATTGCTAATTTTTCCTTGTTCTTCTAATTGTTGAAGAACTTCTACAGGAGCTTCAAGTCCGCCTCGAATTTCACCTTCTTCTGTTTCTTCATCCTCTTCTTCAGCGCGGCGGTCGGCTTCAAGTGGGGCAATTCTACCATCTTCCATTGCCATTTTTTCCATCGCCTTCACATCTGTTTTCTTAAATTCTGTCGAAGATAATCCAAGTTGTTCATTCAGTTCATCTTTTGTAAACAATCCTGTACCACTAGTTCTTATTTCTTCTTTTGATACGCCCACGTGGGAATATGTAGGATCACCTTCTTTGTTGGCATTTCCTGTAGCAACCCCATATTTTTGCCCTTCTTTTTTTGTTGGGTCATATTTTATACTTCCTTCAACTAATTTACGTATCACACTTACTTCTTGTAACAATGATGAAAGAATGTTATCTGTATTAGAAGCAGTTGCCTCACCTATTCCCTCGGCGTCAGTGCCAGACAGAGATTGAATATCCGCATCTTCCATGGCGGCGTCCGCCTGCAAACTATCCTTTAGTTGTTGTTGATTGTCTGCTTCGCGCTCAGCCTCTATCAATTGTTGATTGGTAGGCGCTTTTTTACCTGGCTCAAGCAACTTAGTACCAAAGGCTTTTTTAAATCCATCAACTGATGTCATGGACTTTAAATTGCCTTTTAACATATCCTTATATGATTCTCCTTCTTTGGGATTGAAATCTAATCCAGGAGCAAGACTGCGAAGATTATCTGATATATCTGCCTTGAACGCATCCATTAATGATATTCTTTTTTCACTAGGCTCCTGCATACTTTTCTTAGCTTCTTCCCCTAATTTTTTCTGTCCTTCAAGACTTTTTGTCAATTTCTCTTTTTCAACACTAAGATTTTCTAGTTCTTTCTCACGTGCTTGCAAATCCTTTGTGATATTTTCTTTTTCTTTTTCAGTAAGTGTTGTATCTTCTTTTGCCTTTTCCTGCCAATGTTTCAGATATCGAACTTCTTCCGTTTTACTTTCTACCGCTTTGTCCTTTTCAATAATTTCTTTTTCAATCTTCTCGGTTTGTTTTTCAGACTGAACTACCATTTTTGCAAACATAACACGCAATTCTTCTCGGTCCTTGCCCGTATCATCTTGGCTAGTTGCCATTTTCTTCAAGGCTTCGAGCATATCTTCAAAAATCTTTCGTTGATCATCTGAAAACTCTATGCTACTATCAACAGTAAGATTTTCAATCATTGAACCAATCGTAGTTGACATCTGCCCGGCAAATTGTGTATTTTTCTGTAAATTTGCCACTGGGGAAGACTTTAGTATGCTAGATTGTAAATCTTTAGCAATTTGGTCTTTTGTTTGAGATGTCTTATTTTTTGTTTTGCGCGCCATGAATGTGTCCTATTAATATTGTTGATTCTTTTTTTGAGCTTTTTTCTGAAGATGTCGTATCAACATCCCAACATATACATCTCTTTCCCACGGCATCATATTCTCAAGCTCAGATAAAGAATATTGATGTTCTTGCATTAACATGAAATTCGTTTCGTAATAATTGATAACTGAATCATGAGAAAGAGCTAGACGAAAAAATTTACTACCTCGTTTACGTTTACAATATTATTTCTATCACAACCAGAACATACAAATCGAATATCATGATGTATAGCAGGCATTGTGTCAAAAAATTCCTTTATCATACTGAATTGAGAAGTTGTGATGTTATCCACAAACTCTCGGAAATCTTTCTCTGGTGTATTTTCTCTAGTATACGCTTCTTCGGCAGTTTGAATACTCTCAATACAATCACCAACTACATTATAAATGTCATCTAATGATGCATCAGGATTGGTTAACAGTGCCAAATGTTCAAGTTTCGGATATCTCATCGTGACAATTAATTCAGGAGTTAACTCTATTCTAGAAGTGTGTCCT